AATGTCAAACGGATGCGCGATAAAAGCTATCCGAAGGGGATGCTCTTTGCGGTGGATCGCATTCTGGCGATTGAAGAGCGCAAAGCCAAGTTGATGGGGCTAGACATCGTGACGAAAGACGGCGTTGCCGCTAACATGGTCATTATCCGAGAAGTACCGCAAGGCTTACTTCCAGAGGCGCATGTATGACCGCCATGCTGACAAAAGACACCACTGAGAAGATTGTCATACCCGCGCCTGAACTGCGCGGAGCTATCCTCGAATTGGGCAAATATGACGATATCGAAATTGGCGTCGATGGCCCTGCAGGCACTGGGAAAACGTTTGGTATCCTCTACTATATCCATGCACAGATGCTCAAATATGCGGGTGCCAAGTTCCTGGTTACTCGCAAATACAACATTGACCTGGCCGGTTCAGCGATGGTCACATATCGCGACGATGTGCTAGACGAACGCGAAGGTGTGCATTATTTTGGCGGCAACAAAGTCCGCCCTGCCGCGTTTCTCTATCCGAACGGTTCAGAGATTGTCGTCAATGGCCTGGACAGGCCGGGCAAAGTCAAAAGTATGGAGTTTGACGGTATCTATATCTGTGAGGCGACCGATTGCAGCTTGAACGATATTGAGTTTTGCCGTATGCGTATTGGTCGCCGCCGTAAAGTGAGGCTCCCGCGTAAACAGTTGTTGATGGACTTTAACCCTGACGCGCCGACGCACTTCCTGAATCAGCGCATGAACGAAGGCACGACGCGCCGCCTCTTATCACGGCACGAAGACAACCCATTTCTCTGGGATGCGAAAACACAAGACTGGACAGAGGCTGGCCGTGATTATATCTTCAACATCCTGGGTGGCTTAACTGGTGTCCGCCTCGCACGCTACCGCTATGGCATCTGGGCAGCTGCTGAAGGCACGATCTATGAGGATAGTTGGAATCGTGCCAAGAACATCGTGCCGCATTTTGTCATTCCCCCAGAATGGCCACGCTACCTCGCTATTGACTTTGGCTATACGCATCCGTTCGTGTGCCTGTGGGCGGCGATTGACCCCGATGGACGTATCTATATCTACCGCCAAATCTATATGACCAAACGCCTTGTTGAAGATCACGCCAAAGTGATACGTGCTGTGTCTCGTTGGGGACAGGCCCAGGGCGATCCCTTGCCACGTGAGATTATCTGTGACCACGACGCCGAAGGAAGAGCGACCTTAGAACGTCACTTAGGACTACGTACCTTGCCTGCTCACAAGAACGTCCTTGACGGTATTCAGGCGATGGCCTCACGCTTGAAACCGGCAGGCGACGGCACACCGCGCTTTTTGATTGTGGAAGGCTCGCTTGTCGAGAGAGATCAAGAGTTAGCGCGTGCCAAGAAACCGACCTGCTTAGAGGATGAACCAGAAGTCTATATCTGGCATACCGGCAACGGCGTCCATGCCAAGGAAGAGCCAGTGAAAGACAATGACCACGGCCTTGACTGTGCGCGGTACCTCGTCGCCCGATTCGACCTGAAACCGCTCAGCGTCACCTATAGCAACCGGATTTATTAGGAGATGAGGATGAATAAATTAGCTGATCTTCTTGAGTTCTATCGGCGGCACATACGAGGACGTGTGCAAAACTCCCGTAAAGATATTCAACATACCGCCCTTTCGCACATCGTCCCAAGAGTACTCGTCGAGAAAAGGGACATCTCTTCCTGTGATGCGCTTAAGGAGTTGGCGCGGCGTCTCATCTTTCGGAGGAGGGACTATCTCAAAGTTTTCAAGGTTAAACATATCGCACATCGGTTTTAATCTCCTTTTGAAGAACAGTATATCATAAGAGAGAGTATCTAATATGACCCAAACCATGCAACCCCCAGGCGCGGTAGCCGCCCTGCCGCAATACACCATTACCGACGCCGACAAAGAGCGGCAAAAGGCCATAGCCGCCGCCTGGAAAGCCTACGATGGCACACTAGACCCGCCGCTCAAGAAAATGCCCAGCGGCACCGATCCCAACGTGATGAGCAACCGATGCGTCGGCATTGTGGATGCTGGCGTCAACTTCCTGTTCGGCAAAGAGCTTGAAATCTCGGTTGAAGAGGGCGCGCCGCAAGAGGCCCAGGATTTCCTTAATCTGTGTTGGGGCCGTAAAGAGACACGTATCCCCATGCTCCAAGATCACGCGATCAATGGAGCGATGGCTGGGCGTGCGTTCCTACGCATCATCCCCGATAAAACCAATACCACGTTTCGCCTCATTGCGCTTGACCCCTCAACCATCTTTGTCCAGACGGCACCGCAAGACTGCGAAACCGTGCTGCTCTATTGCATCGAATACAGCGTCTCCGAGCAGCAAAACGGGCGTCCTGTTCAAGTCTTCTACCGCGAGGAGATGACGCGCATTGACCCTGATGGTAACGCCGCTAAAGATATGCCCGACACGGACGATACTTGGTCTATCGCGCACTGGACACGCATTGGCGAGCGTGGCAACTGGCAAAGTGCTGGCCCTGCTATCATCTGGCCTTATCCATTTGCGCCCATCTTCTCCAATAAGAACTTGCCGAGGCCCAACGACTTCTGGGGAAAGCCTGACGTGACACCTGATATCATCGGCATGAATAACGCGCTGAACATGCTCCAATCATGCATGAATTTAGTCCAGATTATGTACGGCCAGCCGGTGTTGTACTCCAACGGCGTCGGTGATTCCGTCTTTGATTTACAACCTGGGAAAGTCATTGGCCTGCCTGACATTCAATCCAAGATTAGTAGCGTCCCCATCGTCAGCGACCTTGCGAACGCACTGAAGTTCGCCGCCGATATCCGCTCAGATATTGACGAACAAAGCGGCGTCCCTGGTGTGGCGACGGGCCGTATTGATGTCATGCCTAGAGGCTCACTCTCCGGTATAGCGATTGAACTATTGTTCCTCACGCTGCTCAAGAAGAGCGAGAAGAAGCAATGCTTGTATGGAGAACTCATTATTGACGTCAGTAAGGCGTTGTTAGTCTTAGGTGGCTTTGCTGATGATCTTGATATTTCGCTCGCATGGCAAAACCCGCTCCCACATGATGATCTGCCCTCCGTTCAGTCCGCTATAGCGAAACGCCAAATTGGCATAAGCGATACGACGCTCATGAGGGAACTTGGCTATGACCCTGATGAAGAAATGGAACTAAGCCAGACCGAAGACGCGCAAAAGCTCATCAACTTCTCACAAGGCGTGGGCTTGCCACCCGCTATCCCAGGCGCGCCAGCATTGCCTGGGCAGCCATACCCGCCGCCGCCACAAACGCAAGGCCAGTCACCACAAACACCAGGAGGACAATCGTAAATGGACGCTGCTTGGGAAGCGGTGCTACTCACCATGACCGAGGCCTGGATTATGGGAGATGAGATGTGAGTGAAGAATACGAGCGGCCAATAGCCGTGTACCCTGAAAATCCAGAGCCTGTAGATGCGCGAAAGCGAGAATACGTTAAGCGCATGATAGCCGCAGGACTGACTTTTAGTGAGTACTATTTAGCTTCTGTAGAAGAGTTGGCGCGGGAGGTAGGATTAACTAAATGAGTCAGAGCCAATTGCAGCAAGTGATCGCCCACTACCGCCTCCAACTGAGGCAACAGGAATCAGTGGCGCAACAAACGCTCTCTGATGCCTATGTGCGCGTCCTGGGTGTCATTGGCCCGAAACTCGACACGCTCTATCAACAGATAGCCGATGCTCAGTCCAATGGTGATAGCATCCCGCCATCGTGGCTCTATGAGCAGTACCGCCTTGAACATCTTACCCAGTTCATCGAATCGCAGATTAACCACTATGGGCAAGTGGCGTTACTGACAGTCGGGCAAGTGCAACAATTGGGCGTGAACCTCGGCACGGACTCGGCACAAGCCATGCTGCAATCGCTACTCCCTGATGGTGTATTGTGGCAGTTCGGGCGTCCATCGCCTGCCGCGATTGCTAATCTCGTTGGCGCAACACAAGCCGGTTCACCTCTTGCCTCACTCTTCAACGGATTTGGCGCGGACGCCTCAAGAAATGTCACCGATGCGCTTATCGCGGGACTGGCTCTTGGCAATGGCCCGCGTGAGGTTGCGCTTGCTGTGCAACAGGCCCTCAACATCTCATATAACCGCGCCCTCACCATCGCTCGTAACGAGATGCTGAATGCCTATCGTGATGCCCAGATGGAAAACTACCGCGCGAATAGCGATGTAGTCGATCAGTGGCGATGGACAGCCGATCTATCAAGTCGTACCTGTATAGCGTGCCTTGCGATGGACGGGACGCTGCACGACCTCTCAGAGTCGCTAGACAGTCACGTGAACTGCAGATGTGCCGCCATTCCGATTACCAAGAGTTGGGCTGACATTCTTGGGCCACTCGGCATTGATACCAGTGGCATGGATGATAGCGGCAATCCTGACATGCAAAGCGGCCTCGATTGGTTCAACGCTCAGGACGAATCGACACAGCGCGATATGTTAGGCCCCGGCAAATACGACGCCTGGACTAATGGAGACTTTACCCTACAAGATATTGTTGGCGTCAAGAGTGATCCTCTGTGGGGTGATTCTATCTATGTGAAGTCTATTCAGGAGTTAATAGCATGACGTGGAAGCATACGCCGTGTGAGTGCCTTAGCCACGAGTGGCCCAAAAAGTACGTATACGCGACTAGCAAAGAGTTGGCCCAACAGGTACTTGCCATCCTCGCGACGGCAGACTCTCACTTGAGTCATGTCGAGTCAAGTGCCTATAACCAGTCCATTCTCGATGGCTATATCGAGAGTATTAAACAATTATGCGAAGATCAACTAGCGGAACTATTCCGCATAAAAGGAGAGAACAGTATGCCAGAAGACGAAAAGACACCAGAAGTCCAAGAAATCACCTTCCCTCATACCAATGTTCAGATTGCCAAAGAGGGACTACTTATCACGAACTATCTTTCCCCGACCTTCGTGACCAATCAGCAG